TTAAGGCTCTTTCTTTTCATCATAGGTATTCTTGCTAGGCTCATCTTGTTGAAGCTGTTTAAATAGCTTTCTTATCGTAAATGGGAACTTTATTCCCATTTCTGCGAAGTTTTCTACAATACTAATCCCTTCTGTTCCTATAACACTACAGATTAGCAATACTTTAAAAGAAACAGGAGCTCCGAAAAAAGAAACAGGTATTTGGATATTATTTTCTTCAAGAACTCTATCCAAAGCAGCCCCAATTAGAACTATAAATATATAGGAGCATTTCTTTAAAAGTCCTTTGTATCCAACTTTAGAGGATAATTGTCCTTTTAAGCAACTCCTAATATATCCAGTCGCATAGTCAGAAACCATAAAAATAAACATAGCTCCTAAAGTCCAATTCCAGCCACCCAATAAAAATAGTATATAGCTAAGTGCTGATATTAACATTTTTCCAATTCCAATTTCTTTCTCCATCTCCCTCTTCCCCTTACAATTTCAACATTCCTTTTATTTTCTTATTATATTTCAAAGCCTCTTCTGTATGATCTACAATAGCTTGTTCTGTATAACCTTCATTCTTCAGTTTCTTTTTCCATGCTGGTTCTCCAAAGAGCCTTACAGCTCGGTACATAGAAGCTCTTTTATAACCTGCTACTCCAAGCTCTTGCATAATATGATAAAAAATTTTATCTGCCCAATAACGGTTAATTCCGGTGTCATTCAGTTCTGAATACAAGTAATCATGGATTATTGCAGCCCTTGTGTACTTCCCAAAAGGCGGGAAGAATACCCAAAGGACTCTAGGAACACTGGCTAAGTCTGTTTGAAAACCTTTTGGAACAGTAATGACATAGCCATTTACTTCATATCTGTATTCTTCCCTTAAAATCCACTTTCTTTCCCCGATTGGTTCAGTTAATAGCGGATTTAATTCCATTTTTTCCTCCTAGATGTTTCTTTTCATTTTCTCGAAAATTGGTTGTAATTCCTTCACGACTGCTTCAATCGTAGTTTCATTAATGAAAATTCTCACATGGGCTGGTAGCTTTTCCACAAACTCTTGAACTGCCTTTTTCTTCATAGTTCCTAAACCTTTTCCTCGAATTGTTGCCTCTGCCTTGATTGCTTCTTGCATCACTGCTTCTTTTCCTTTTTGCTTATAAAGCAAAACTCCATAAACCACTACTGCCACTACTGCTTCTCCAACTGCTAATAATACTTGTTTATCCATTTGTATTCCCCCTTTTATTTTTTAAATGCCACATTTCTGGCATTTTTTAACTGATAATGTGCTCCTTCTTGAAATTTTTTCCAATTGCCAGCCCACTCAATTCCATATTTTTCCAATAGACTATTTTTCTTTGCAATCTCATAAAGCTCTTTATAATACTTGAAATTCCAGTCTATGTCCCCTTTTGATGTATATTTTAAAATACATACATCAACAGCATACCCGTATCCGTCAACTTTTTCTTGATGGTTAGAACAATACTTATAACCATCTGCATTAGTTACAACAAGACCGGGTTTGATTCGTCCTTGCTGGTATAAATTAGCCTGTTCTTTTGCTGTTCTCATCCCGCTTGTGATTTTAAAATCAAACGGACTAACTTGAATAAGCTCTTTCATAAAAGCCACCAAATTGGGATGAACTCTACTCATTTTATCCAAACTATTCTGACTAAATCTAAATCCCATAATATCCTCCTATTCCCAGGTAATTTTTTGTACTTTTTCTACAGAGTCACATTTTTCTAATTTTATTGATAGAACTCCAAATTCTTGGAAAATTCTATCTTTTCTCTTAGTTCGTTCCTTCCAAACATCTATGATTTGTTGTGCTGTAAATTGTTTTACAGAATTGTCAGCTAGAACCCAGTTTTTTGGGTAACTACCATCAATTTCTCCGGTTCTTATCATCAAACCAACATCATCAAAGTGTTCTTTATCTGAATTTCTTACTTGAAAAATAGCTCCATGCACTTCAATATTTTCTTCTATTTTTTGAAGTCTAATTCCTTTGAGCTCATCCCTTTTTTCCTTCTTTGCTTTACCTAAGTCAGCAATCCACTCCTTCCCATTCCACGAATGATATTTGCTTGGTTTTTCGATTTTAATAAGTTTCTTATTTTCTATCTTTTCCCCTTCTTCAAGACTGATTGGGATTTCTTTTTCAACAAGCTCTTCTCTAGTCATTTCCCTCAATATGCCTTTTTCTAGCATTGGATGCTTGAAATCTTCTAGGGTAATGATTGTATTTTCTGTCACTTCTGGAAAGTATGCTTTTGGATTTTCTTTTACTTCTTCCAAGCTATTCGCATACACGGAATAGACCTTTTCTGTGTTGTTATAAAAATGAACAATCAACATTTCTTCTCCCTCCTTATTTTTGTATAGATTTCATAATCTCTTTAGAATTTCGGTACTTTCTAAATGAAAAAGTTTTTTATTTTCAATGAGCCAACATTTTCTGAAACAAATTTTAAAATCTTAATTCTAAAAGCTTTAGAAAATAGACGTATTGATATTAAAGAAAAATTGAAATAGAAATGCCCAAAAATCTTTCGAGATTATGAAATCTCTTTAAAAAATACCGATTTTTTGTCGTAACATCAGAATTTGATTTCTGATTTCTGCAGCACTTTCTTTTTCTATGTAATGCTTACTTGTAACTACTGTACTTGTATGATTTGCATAATGACTCGCGATATCTAAACCACCAAGCTTAGATAATAAATTTATAGATGTTTTTCTAAGACTGTGAGGGTATAAGCCATCTATTTCTAAAATTTTTCCTATTTTCTTTATCCTGTTCCGAATAGTCGCTTGTGACATCTGCTTATACTCTTTATTGTACTTCGTTACAAATAGCCATTTTTCTTCAATTCCTACCTTTTCTCTTTCTTGTAACCACTCTTTTATTAAACCCTTACAAGTATCGAAAAAATAGGCATTTACTACATAACCCTCTTTTTCAATTACATTTTTGAAGTATCCCCCCTCAAGCTCTAGTTGCTCTAGTTTTAATGATTGTATAGCACTGATTCTACAAGCACTATCAATAAAAAGTTCCCATAAAATTCTGTCTTGTAAGTCAAATTTTTTATTCTCGACCTTCATATATAATCTTGCTGTAAGTACCTGTTCTGCCGTTAAATAATAGCTTTCCCTTGTGTTATCCCTCTCCGTTATTTTTTGCTTTTCTAAGCGGTCTTTGAAAGGATGATACTTAATCATTTTTCTTCTAACAGTCCAATCGTAAAATGAAGAAATCGTCACAATCGCATTCGCTATCGTTCTCTTACTATTTCCGCATTCTCGACAATAGTTTTTGTATTCTTCAATGATTTCTACTGCATTTTCTAACGTGTCTTGACTTAATAAATATCTATTTTTCTCTTTATTCAGCCACTTCAAGAATTTATACATTCTCGAAGAATAAGTCTTGTAAGTCGTTTCCCAAGTCGCTTCATTATTACTTCGACAACTATTCAAATACTTTTCATAGATTTTTCGATTTTTCTGAGTTACTCCTTGCCAATTTTCTAACATTCTAAAACCTCCTATTTTTTGATAGGACATTCTAGCATATTGAATAATCTCGATAGAAAAATGAAAATTGCATTTGAAGGAAACGGCGAACATTTTTCCAACAAAGTCCTCCCAAATAATTGGGAAATGCTGTATATTGCTATTGCTACAGACAGCGGATATACAAGCCATACTTTTTCATACAGCATCCCAAGAATTATCTTAGAAAAAACAAAATGTGTAACTTTTTATGAATATTGGGGAAATGAAACAGATTGGGGAAACTTAGTCTACAGTCCCCACACCTTCACGATTTCAAAAGGACGATGGGACAATGACAATCAGATGATGATTGCATATATTTAGATTAAATCAATACTGAAATTCTGTGAATAACCATATCTGAGCCTTCTCCACGTCCATTGAGATATATTTCATTGTAGTTTACAACGATACTACCTTCTGAACCGTCACTACCAAGTTCTAAGTCATATTTCTTGTTAGAACGACCAGTGTTGAAAATAGTAGTTGATTGACCATTTTGAAATCCTAGATAACTCTCAATATTGCAGACTAACCAACCGGACGGAAGTGTACAGATATAGCCTTCTTTCGTATGATTTCCATTGAATACAACTCTAACTTCAAGTTTGTGTAGATTATTCAATCTATTGAGAAGTTCCTTATTGTCGAACGGTTCGAAATATGAACTGTTTGCAGATGTATAACTATTTGTTTCTTTGCAGTAGAACATATTTTTAGTGTTACTATCATAGTAAGCATTCCCCTCTTTTTTTTGACCTGAGGAACTTATTAAGCCTCCATATTCTTTCACTCCCAAACTTTCCGCCAACCTGTGACCTTCCATGAATTCTCCAGACTTAAGACCGAAATTAGGTTTCCCAGTTATATTATTCCAACTTAAATTCAATCTTTCCAAAGCATCTTTAACCTTTTTAACTGCTTTAGAAGTCGCTAGAGTACTAGAACTATCTGAATCATCGGCATCAGATTTCGACAAATTAAATCCGCTTTTTTTTGAAATTTTAGGTTCTTTTTCTGCAATTGCAGAAGTTAGTTTGTTATATAAATCTAATGCTCCTTTTGCTGTAAAAAGTTTGCTGGAGTCATTTTCAGTTAAATTTGTTTTTTCTAAATTAAAACCACTTTTTTTTGAAATATTAGGCTCTTTAGAGCCTCTTATTTCAGAAATTTCACTTTTCAAATTTACTAAATAATCTTCTAGTTTATTCCAACTTTCTTTGAACCATTGTCGGAATTTTCCTTTTGCAGATGGTTTATAAACTGGTAATTTTAGTTCTTGTGTGACTTCATCCACTTCTTCTCTAGATTGTGGATCTTGAATCCAATTTGCCATGCTCCCCTCCTATTCTCTCGCTAATGTTATCTTCTCAATTTCTGTTAATGTCATTTTTTCTAATTCTGATATTAAATAATCTTCGATATAAATATCTATATCTACTTGTAATCCAACCCCTGCTGCTTTTAGTCTTTTTATATTTTTGAATACTTCTTGTTTGTTGATTGTGCTTGGAATTTTAATAACTATTTTTCCTGAAAGTTCTGTTAAAATAAAACTTTCAATTGGAATATCATAGCATTCTGCTAAAATTCGCCGAATTTCGTAAGGACTTCCTAAAAAGTTAAAAGTCGGTATCTCGAATTTTAGAATTTTTCTATATTCTTCATCTGTTCTTCCCAGCCTTGCTATTTTAAAATTCCCTCCAAGCACATCTAACATGTGTCCTTTTGATTTCGCTAAATCATTAAAATAGCTTAATTCTTGCCACATTTCAACAACGTTTATATGTTTTTGTTTTAAGATTTCAAAGAGCTTTCGAACATACTTCGTATCATGATAAATGTGTGGTATTCTTGCTAAATTAAATCCCATCTAACTCACCTCAGCGGATACAGTTATATTTTCTACTTGTACAACTGCAATTTCTTTCTTTTTCAAAACATAATCGGATGTAGACATAGAATAAGAAGAATCTCCTAGCCGGATTTGTATTGTCTTAATTCCCCCAGTCGCTTTGTAGATTTCCCCAAGAATTTTGTAAAGATAAATCGTGCCTTGTGGCTCAATCGTATCAATGTAGTCTTGTACAATTTTCTTAATTTTTTCTACATATTCCTGAAGCCACAAGTCTCGAATTGCGGCTATTGAAATATTGACATAAATCTGTTTTTCAATCGCTCTAGAAAACCCAACTGTAATATCATCAAACTTCTTTGTGATATCCCCAACAGTCCGAATTCCAGCCAATTTATAATCATACAGAGCTTGTAAGATGTTTTCATTTGTATCCCCTAGACAAACTGCCTCATATGCGTGAGGAAGTCTTCCATCTGAATCTGTCAAATCTGTGTCATTCTCGATGACTTGACACTTTTGAACGTTTGTATTTTCTAAAATATAGTTTTTAATCCCTTCTGTTGTGAAACTTGATTTTCGGTCAATTCTCTTTAAATATCGCTCTCTTAGCTCCGTATCTGTTTCTTTATCTTTCCCTCCTACTGCAGGAAGGGTATTTGTCATACTTGTAATCCCTGAGATAATGCTTGTCATTTTCGTGATTTGCCCCACATTTACATTATTTTCTTTTCCAACATTTAAGGAAATGACATCCAATTCTGTCTTTCCTTTGGGAATTTTTAAGTCTTCAGCATTTAAAGTTACAAACTTCTTTCCGTCCAGAGTCTCTACTCCCCATGCTTGTGGGATTGTGGTTTCTGTGCTTACTGTTATTTGAATCCGACTTTTTGCTCTAGTGGCTTCTAGCCAAGTCATGTTCAAATGACTTGTGATAGCATTTAAGCCACTTCCTACCGCTGTATACACATTCAGGTTATTGTATACAGATAAGCCTTCTAAATAAGCATCGTACTCTTCTGCAGCATCAAATTTTAAAAGAGGGATAATCACATTACTATCTGTCTCCCGAATATTTGGTTTTACAGTTTTAAATTCAGCGAGTTTCCTTTGATAGATTTCTTCTAGCGTTGGAACAACAAAGCCTTTTTCTGTTATCATCATAATGTGTACACATCCCCTTTTATCTTTATTTTTGCCACAATCTCATTATTTTCAAATTCAATACTTTCAATCTTATCAATTTCATATTTTGAAATCGTTTTGATGAGCTCTTGAAGTATTCTTGAATGGTTGTTCTTCACTTGTAAGATCCCAGTATTTTTTTCATTTAAGTAAGGAACTCCATAGAGGGTATTTAATGCCCATTGCTCCTTATTTTGTTCCAACTCAACTCGAATAGCTTGGATAATATCCTCCGTGCTTTCCACAAGCTCACAGACACCATCTTCATTGAACACAATGTCGCAATCTTTGTCTAATTTAATACTTGTCGCCATATTGCCTCCTAACTTGCTGGATCAGTTTGTTCTGGAAGTTCTCCCCCCGGTTTGTATCCATGAGTATGTCTTTTTAAACTAATGCCTCCACCATTGACATCTACGCTAGCACCTACAGAGCCTTGTACTGACACATCTCCAGTTTGTTCTGTATTGCCTGTTTGTGTTGTATTGCCATTGTGAGTCAAATCTCCATTCAGGGTCAAATTGCTATTGATTGTCATCTCCTTGGATCCGGTTGTGATGATAATACTTCCATCCCCTTTAATTTCCACCCTAGTCCCTTGCCCTTCAAGGATAATATCCTCACTATTTGCCTCATAGTCATTTTCACAAGAGCCTATAATATAAGGTTCATTCAAGCTAAATCGCTCCAAACTTGTATCTTCCGACAAAGTAGTTTCGGAAAATCCAATCCAAACTTTATCTCCAGCTTTTCGAGGAAATTGAAACTTCCATCCCCCAAATTTCAAGAAATCCAATTTCACATCGATAAGAGGTGGATAAGACATCACTTGCCCACATAGCTCTCGCTTGGGGATAATTTGTACTGTGCAAGTCCCAGCCGCATGATTCACTTCTGTAATCACAGCGGGTAATGATGTATGAATTTCATTATTCGCATCTTGTATCATTGCTTGTACAAATTCAATCATTCTATAACCTCCAACATCGCATTCACGGAAAAGCTAGAAACATCTCCCGCCACATAGCTACATTCCTTTACTACGCCTTTTCCGCTCCACAAGGTCGATTCTACTTCAATGAGTTGCCCAATTTTCACAATAGGAATAAGAAAGGCTTCTATACTGTACTTTGGCTTTTCCTTTTCTTTTTTCTTATTATTTTCTTTCTTAGATTTTTTGCTATCTTTCTTTTCTTTTTCTGCTTCCGCTTTTTCTTCTTTCTTATCTACCCGAACTAAGCCCTGTTCACTACCAAGCTTCAGTACATTACTATAAGCCTTTCCGGGCTTTTTAAATTCTATGGTACTATCTGTAAATCTTGCAATCGTTCCTGTATCTTTTGCAAGCACAGAAATGACGTTGGATAGCCTGTTAGAAAATGCCTTCCCATTGGGATATGTGGTGTCTTTTCCAAGCTCTTTGACATCTATTTTAAAAGGTACTTGCTTTTCCAATTGTTTTAAGATTTCACTCGCCTTAATCCCTGCTTTAAATTGCATATTGACAGGAGTATTCGTATAGGCTCGATTGTTGGGACTTGCAGTAATTGTCGTTACCATGTCATTTTCACTTCGATTGGTACTCACACTTTCCACAATTCCGGCAAAAATGACCCCGTGAAGTTCTTGATAGCCTGCGTCAATCGTGACTGCTTGATTCGCTTGTAGCTTATTTTTCGTGGTTTCGGATAAGTTATAGATGCGGATGGTTGCAGTATCAGACTTATTATCATCTGTACACTTCACATCAAATTCCACATCCAAATCTTCATAATTAAAGATTAAGCCACCAACTGTAATAATCCGTACTTGTTTCCATAACTTTGCCATTATTCCTCCTCTCCAATCAAGAAAAATTTGTAGTCTTGATTTAAGTTGCTCGGAGTAATTAAATCCTTTTCTTCTGCATAATCATTGATTTTTATGCAACGAAGCTGGTAAGGAAGAGTATTCCAAGCTAGACTCAGAAAATCAACGTCAGGAACCAATCGAAAAAAGCCCGTGATTCTATTTTCTGCACCATCGAGAACAGAAACATACATATGATGATCTATGTTGTTATAAATCATATCTAACTTCAAATCATTTCCAATATCGGCAATGATTCCATACTCTTCAATTCCTGTGACATCAATTTCCAAAGCTTTCATCTTTCCTCCTTCAGCTTAAAAAATATTTTTTAAGCCTGTCTTTTTTCTTTCCTTTTGTTTTGCTCCTATTTTCGTACTTTCTGAGCTTGTAGGAGATTTCACAGCCGCTGCTGTTCTTTTCTTCTTTCCCCCTGTACTCCCTGCTTTTTTGTAATCTACTTTACTATCTGTCGCCTTAATTTCAGCGACAGATATTTGACGTAATGTAATATAGTAAGTAAAGCAGTTCTTTCTATCTGCTTGTTCTAATTCTTCAATATTTTCAATGACTATGTTTTGATATAAATCTCGTCCTGCGTAATAAAATTCTAAGGGCTCTCCTGCCTCTAGCATTTTTTCCAAACTTTGTCTGTTCAACATATAGTCTTTGCTATTGTCTACGACAGTCAATTGAAAGATAAGAGGTTCTTTTCTGACCGTATCTGAGATATTAAATCCTTTTTCCACTCTACGATTTGTAACAGTCGCAGAAATGCTTCGGGATTTGTCTGAAATAACATGAAGCGGTATTCCGCCCAGTAAAGATTTTTCTTTTATTCCAAGAAAACTCTTCACAAGAGAAGTCGCTTCTTGCTGTAATTGTCCCCATAAACTCATATTAAGCCTCCAATCCCGCTAGGCTAAAGTTTCCACCCACTTGTGCTTTCCACTTTTGCTCTTTTTCTTTATCGTTTTGTTTTATCTTTTGTTCTATTTGCTCTGCTACTTTCTTTGCATCTGTTGCCTCATAAATATTAAAGACTTGCTTTGATTTATCCGTGTAATTTGGTGGCACTTGATTTTCTTTTTTTAATCGCACAGATGGTTTTTCCATCATCTGAGCTACTTTTTGGATATCATTTTTTGGAAGTCTTGCAGTATTCAACAAGCTTGCAGCTTCTTGAAATTCTTTCTGCCTTTTTTCTTGAAGACCTGCTTGATATCGGTGTTGAGTATTTGTCATATTATCTGCAGCATAATTTAAAGTTCCCCAACCATGCTTGATATTTTGTATCCCGCCATTACTGAAATCTTCCAAATGGTCATGAATAGAGTCTGGATCCACCATAATTTTTCCGGTCAACTTCACAACGTCCCATCCGGTTCTAAGAGCTCCAAATACCATCTCTGTAATTCCAACTCCCCCTCGCATAATTTCAAAGAAATTTTCCAAAGTAGCAGTTAAAAATCCAATTTTTTCGGTTGCCTCATCGCTTGGGCTGATTAAATCATGCCAAAAATCATTGATTTCTTTTCTCAAGTCCTCAAACTTATAGTCTGCTCCTGTGAATGCAAAAATGGCATTCATAGCCTCTTCTGTAAAACTTTCTTTTCCCTGAAAAGCTCCAAAGATGTCTTCTATAATCAAGAAAGCTCCTGCGATTGGAAATTTACGGATTAAGAAAAATCCAGTTAGTAATTTAATAACATCTCTAGCTTCTTGAGGCATTGCTTTAAATGTATCAAAGATTCCACTTACTGTTGTAATGACAGTATCTGCAATCCCTGTTCCTGTTTTTACAAGTCCTCCTAGAAAACCTTGGATCCATTCTGTATTGTCTGCCATCATAGACCAAAACTCCCCACGAGTTTCTCTCATCAATCCGCCTACATACTCATAAATGTCTCCGATTCGATTTTGTGCGGAAAGAATTTTTCCTTCGGGAGTTTTCAAAAATTCAGCATTTTGCTCTCCAACATTCATCTTGACTGCTTCTACAAGAGCTGCTACTTTTTCTTCTTGTTTTCCAGTCTTTATCATTTTTTCTTGATATGCTGTTAAAGTAATTCCTGCCTTTTGTAAAATACCAGTCTGACCCAGTAGCCCTTTGGCTAGCATATTTGCCACTCCTACAGCATCCTGACCAGTACCTTTTAGCCCTTTTTGCTGTACGATGACATCTTGCATCGCAGGCATTAACTTCTTCAAACTTTCTTCTGTTAAGTTATATGTTGCCAACTGTTGAGCTCCTGCCAATGTTACTTCATCCCCTACTACTCCAACTTTTTGAAGTTCGGAAGCATAGCTTTTGATACTTTCAATTTGTTCATCCCTGAAATTTTGCCCTTTTAAAGTCGAATACAGCTTGGTTTCTTGCTCAATTTGAAAATTACTTGCTTCAATTGCCTTGTTATATTGAGCAATTAAAGTATTGACTGTAAAATATCCCGCTGCCATCTTAAATAAACTATTGTCTGTAATAGATTTCAAAGAGGAAAGGGATCTTTTTACTTTTTTTATTTGGGAATCGACTGCTTCAAAGCCTTTTCCTTTTAAGTAACTCATGATGTCAATGCTTAACTTTCTAACTGCCATATCTTTCCTCCAAATAGTCTATCAATCGTTCAAAGTATCTTCGAAGCTGTGTCACAGTATAATTTTCTACAGCTTCAAAGTTTTTCGTGTAGCCACTGAGTGCCATAACCATGTATTCCAATGATTCAGCACTTTCTTGAATATTGTTACAAGCTACGAAAGGTATCCCTGATTTTTATTAAGTAGATCATCTCCCCAACTTGCTTGAACACTTCCGCCCCCATATCCACAAGTTCTTTATATTTAAAGTCGTTTACATTTTTTCCTAGTTTCTGTAAAAAGACTTCTGCGACATATGCAGTGTTTGGCTTGTTTTTTCCTAAAGCAGTAAATAATTCTTGAGCCAAATACAAATCTTTTTTCCCTTCTTTATCTTTTAAAGAAAGTTCTAAATCTTGGTATTTCACAACATCGGGAATGTTCAGAAATTCTGTCATATCCGAATTTTCTCCTGCAGGATACTTTAATATTTCTTTACAGTATCCAACTAACTCTTTATCTTCAAATCTTTTTTCTAAGTCTAAAATATATTGTGTCGGTTGCTCCACTAACGTGATTTTATGCCCGTTTACTTCTAATGTTTCTCGCTTTTGCATCGTTCCTCCTATCTTTTTTTAGCTTCCCTAATTTTCCCAATTTTTCCTGAATATCGTCTTTATGCTTATATTTTTTCTTTTTTTCCACTTTCTCCCATGTAACATGCGGAATCACAAAATATTGAAATTGCCCTAACGCCTGACATAGAGCATAGTAGAAAGAAAAGATAACAATAAAGTATTTAAGCATACCTATCACCTACTTCACTAAATCTAAAGCGGGTTTTAAGTTGATTGCTCGAATTTGCCATTCTCTTTCTTTTGCCACTGTTTCCACGTTTAAATCTGCAATTTTCACAAAGTGAGCGATACTTGAAAAGGATCCAATATCTCCATTGAAATTTCGATCTGTCAACAAGACCGGGAACTCTTTGTCTGAAGATGCTAATTGTGAAAAAATAATGTTTAAAGGGCTTGATTGTAAGATTTTTACAGTAATCAAAGCATTTCTATCATTTTTTTCTACCGTTATGGTATCTCCATCTGCTCCTGTTACAACTTCTCGGAAGTCGTTTTCATAAGCAACTGTATACTTTGCATCTTTTCCATAGTCTGTGACCCTCATCCCATTGACTACTAAATCATGTTTATTTGAATTGTAATTATAGTGATTTCTTGCCATGTTTTCCTCCTAGTTATATTGCGAAATATAAATCTATCTTTGCTTCTTTAATACCATAAGTATAGTAACAAGTGATTTTAATTCCTGAGTAAATACCTTTCAAAATATCATTCGTAGGGATATCCGCCACATCAATCAATCTGACATTTGTCTTCCCTTCTGCCAAGGCTCCCATCGCTTCAAATTGTCCCGTTCTTTTCAAAATCGTTGCTTTTAGAGAGCTTGTATCATAAAAAGTTGGTTTTGGTGTTGCTTTTAACCAAAGAGTAATATCTTCTTCCAATCTAAACTTTAAAGCTTTTGCACAGTGAATAAAGTCAATACTATCCCCATTCATCGTAACTCCTTCTGCTAGCCCTAACTGTCCCTTCATTCGTGCTTGGTAGTTACAATTCAATCCTTTCAGAATTCCTTGTTCTGCTCCACTATACCCTGAATCTACAGCTCCATTGATAAGCTTATTTGCAATCAATATAGAGCCAGGGAATTGTGGAATGGCATATCCTGCTACGCTTGCATCTTCTGTTTCTTCATTCGAAGAAAATACAAGAGCAGTCGTATCTTGTGTTATTGCCTGCACAGAACTTTTTAAAGAACTATTTACTTCTGTTCCTTTCGCTGGAGTAGCAAACAACATCTTTTCTCTCGCTGCAATTTCTTTGGAAATCAATGCAATTTTCTCTAAATCTTGTTCATCTGTGATAGTTCCAAACCAATCATTTGTTACCCCATCAAATAACTCTTTGTATTCCTGACTTTTTATTTGCTTTCCAAAAATTAAAATTTCCTGTGCTCCAGCTATAAATGCTGCTTGAATTTTTTTATATAATAAATCTTCCTCTGATAATCCAGTTACATCTTTAATAGAAGTAACCAGTTGCTCTTTTACTGCTTTTTTCGTTGAAAATGCACCAATCACATTTACAGTCGCTTGGTTGACTGCTGTTGGTTTATGCACATTTAAAAAGACTATTTTCTTTTCTGCTCCTATTTTGATTGCCATGAAATGCCTCCTTTTACTTTTAATTCCAGCTCTACTTTTTCAATATGTTCGATTTTAGCAATGTTTTCTTCCAAAGTACGAACCATCATATCAAAGCTATATCTCTCTATATAGCCATCTTTTGTATATTCTGAAATATCTATTAAATCCGTGATTTCTTCAATCACGAGTTCTTTTCTTGCTCTATCAATCCACCATTCAGATCCAACGATATGTGAAAAATGCTTTCTTATCTCTTCCACATCTTCTTCACTTTCTTTTTTTGATAAAGTGAATGTGAAGCTTATTGTATGACGATGGACTTCTGTTTGTTGATATATCCCCTTATCCCCATCTTTTCTTTCTTCGTATCGTTCTACAATACTATTATTCAAAGTTCTTGATACAATACGAGGTAAGTTTTTTTCTTCACTATACTTAAAGTCAACGATTGGCTTTATTTGAAAGTTTGGTCGAATTTTCTGCATTTCTTTTAGCAGAATAACTTCTAGCTCTCTATTCTTCATTCCGCATCAGCTCCAAAGAAAATTCGTCAAAATCTGCATAAATTCTAGGCAATATATCTGTAATTTTGTAATCCAAACCCTCTACTGTGATAATGTCCCCCATTTGTAGCTTATCTTTTTTAAAAGACTTCCCACTCAGAGTTCCAACACTTCTACCCCCGTCCTGCAAGTTAGGACTATTTCCACGAAGTCTTGCTTTGTATATCAGCATCGTACAAGAAAATTTCTGAACGGAGCCTTCCGGACTGTCAATGCTTCCAGCTATTCTTCTCTTTACTTCATATGTTTTTAACTCTTCTTGAGCAAACTCTCGCAATGTAAATTCCATTATTCGCTCCTTTCTATCTTGTATTTGATGCTTCGGTATAAAAGCTTAGTATCAATCAAAGGCTTTTTACTTTTCTTTCTTTTTATTGTTTTTTCATCAAGGTCGGGGAACTTTCCATTCTGAATCATTTCCCGAACTTTCTTAACAGCGTATCTTCCTACATCTTGTAGTACTTTACGAGCTGTTGATTTTCCAGAGATGATATTCCCTGTCCCTATTTCTATTTTCTTTGCAAAATGTTCATAATGAGCATCGAAGGTAGGTCGAAAAAAAGGACGGGCGGGAAAGGAAACATTGAATTCTTCACTTCCGTATTCCATAATCATTGCGATATCGTCAACCGAAGCTCCTGTTTTTTCGTAAGTCTTCTGATTATCTATGTAAATAATCAACTTCAATTTCCCCAATTCTTCTAATTCTTTTACAATTCGCTTATACCCAAAATCCTCGTCCTTCATTCTTTCCCCTTTTAAAAAGTTTTCCGGCTAAAACGTTTCATAATTCGAGCCGCCTCTACACTTGCAAAAGTAATTTCTCCGATTTTTTGACTCCTGTCATAGCTCACAGACATATCTCCTATACTCTTTCCAGAAATCCCTTTTCCAAGCCGCTTAATGTCTTCATTTCCCCCGTTCATCATAGCGTAAGCCTCTAACATCTGCACTCTTTGAATCAGCTTCATCACTTCTTCTCCATCTCCTAGACGAGGGAAATTTTTCTCCCCTTGCATTCGACCATTTCTAGCTCCAATCACTTCAATTTTGTCAAATGCTTGATATAGAGCTTTTTCTAGCTCTGTCTTGTCTATCTCCCCATGTCTTACAGTCAAGAAAGCTTGAGCTTCCTCAACTGTCACATAGCCAATCATTTTTGTTTCCCTTTCTTTTTGTCTGTTTTTTCTACTTCTTGAGCATCTTCAGAAGTATCACCTGCAGATTCTTCTACCGCAGGAACTTCTTCTTTCACTTCTTCAATGTTTGGATTTTTCAACAATTCTTTTATAACTGCTTCTTCTTCAATTTCTAAAATTTCATCTCGAAATTCATAAAAGTGATCCTTACATTTTACAGAAACATTTTTATAAACCATATGTCTTAATTTCATAAACTCCTCCTATCTCTTTAACCCGGTAATAATTCCCATAGTATGAATATTTCTTACTTCCAAAGTCAACTCTGTTACGATTAACCCTTTGGAATTGTCCCCTGTTTTTCCCATATATTGATGAGTTAAGCCTCTTAATTCTTTAATTTTCATATCATCATGATTTAAAATCATAATTTCCCCTGAAGATAAATTGTTAGAAGGAATGATTGGAAGTGTTCCAAAGTCAGTTGCTACGTATTTTGCAACAGCTCCCAATGTATTTTCCGCAGGCGTTGCTTGAATATAGTCTTTTAACAACTTAGAAATTTTCATTTGTTGCACTCCCGGAACATACAAAGCATAGTTTCCGCCGCTCAAATCTCCTCCAACGTTAAAGATTTTTCGTAGTGCGTTTCCAATGATTTCTAAAGAAATTTCTTGTCCGCCAGCATCCACCACTTGTCCTTTTTCTAAGAATCTCTTCGCACCATCCATTCCACGCTTTTCTCCAGCTTCAAATTTTTTCCCGGACACTATGGCTTTTTCGATTTTTCCAAGTGTAACGTCCATTTTTCTTGTTTGTTCTAAAGAGTAGGCATCAACTCCTCCCCCGCTTGGAACTTGAATTGCTTCTGCGGTTCCCGAAATGCTAATTTCTTCTCTGAAAATTTGCGTATTGTTGTCATAATTGACCCCAGCCTTATAGTTTGCTCCTTGTAAATCTGCTCCTTCCGCGATGTTATCATTGATGAAAAAGATTTCTTCCCCAACTTCATAATTTTTTCCTGCTGTTGTTCCATGTTGTCCTCTTGTTACTGTCAAAGTATTTTCCGAGATATCGGTAACAGCTACTACTTCATTTCCGATGGCTGCAAGGCATCCTTTTCTAAAAATAGACCCATCCTCTACGACAAAACTTGTTGTTTCCGCTGCACTAATCTTAGTCTTCAAGACTGTTTGTGTGCCTTCTGATGAATAGTCCACCCAGCTAATCTTTGTTTGAGTCGCTGGTTCTACTCTCCCCAAAGCTGTCAAATTCATATACAATGGTGCTTTATTTGCATTTGTATAAGCTAAAACTGGACTTAAATCTTCTTTTTTCCCCACAATTCTACCTACTGTAATCATATCTGCCATTTATTATTCCCCCTTTTCTAATTCCACTTTTTTATTTAGTAACATCATAATTTTTGCTCGATGCACAGGAGCATTCCCTTTCTTTTTCAATTCTTCTAATTCTGCATCAATCTTCTCCAATTCCGTTTGAGGTTCTTTTTTCGTGATTGAGGGTGGTGTCTCTTGCCAAGTAGTCGAGGACGGTTCAAATAGGTCTTTGTATTGAGTTTTCAAAGATGTCAACTGTTCATCTAATCCTTCAATCTTGTCCTCTTTGAATTGAATCTTAGAGAAGTCTATCTTAGCCATTAACAATTCTCCATATTTCACGCCTGAAAGAATTTTTCCAATCGCTAATTTCTTGACATTTTCTAAGGCTCCTCCTAAAACTAATCCTTGTTTCAACTCTTCTTCTGTCACTTTTTTCCCTAGCTTTTCTTTTAAAAATGCTTGCACTGCGGTAGCTCCAACTTCCTTCGTCATTTCCGGCTTTCCTGCTAAATATCCCTTGACTTCTTCAGCTGTCAAAGGAGTTTTTACTTGCTTTTCCACTTCTGTCATAAAGCCATTTTTAGAAAGAAATTCTTTATTTTCTTCTTTTTTCAAATAATCAATCACTTCTTGTTCATTTTCAATTGCCATTGCTTCCTCCTCTATTTTTTATTGATTCTGCCCAACAACGACAGCCAAATTCCTGTCCGGGTAAGATGTCTTCATCTACTCGAAAGATTTTGCCGTCTTTTTCCACATGTTCCATCCGTACTCTGTCATCCTGCATTGTGTGCCAGATATAGTACTCAATGCCATTCTCTAACCATAAATCTTCCAACTGAGAAGCATATATGTTCCCAGCCTCATTTCTTGCCCAAAGCTCATTCCTTCTGTTCGCCCAGTCGTGAAGCTTGCTCATTTCTGCTTGTCCCAAAGTCCTGTTTTTCTCTAACTTTTCAATTAAATGCTTTATATCACTGCTCGGAGCATAGTATCCTTTTAGCTCCGTTAGTAGTTTGTTGATATCTGTTTGTGAGATTTTTCCATCTATCATTCTGCTAAATCTATGATCTAGCGGAGCATTAAAAGACTTTAAAATCTCTTTGTATTGCTTCTCCTTGAAAGTTTCCATTTGACTAGGAAAAGTCTTTGATAATTCATTGACTCGAAGATAATTTTCCCGGATCCAATATTTTGCTCCCGTCAGATCCGGACGCTTTAATTCTTCATCTGTCAAGGTTCGCCAAGACTCAAAGACATGCTTATTGGTTGCTATTGCCACTTTTGTCAAATCTTCTATGATTTGTTTCTTTTCTAAATTAGAAAATTCTATACTTGGAAGTTCTGTAAGCTCCTCTTCTTGCATTGCCTCTCTGTACTTATTCAAAAGCTTCTTCGAATGAAATTTGAATACTCTTCGCAATTGCTTTTCAACATCATGAGGAAACAGACTCTTCTTCATCTAAACCAAGCTCCTTTATCAGTTCGTCTCCTTGTTTTTTTAATAATCCTGCCACTCTTTCTTCTGTATCAATTTCTTGCAAAATTCGCAAAGACTCTATCAATTTTGTTCGATACGATAAGTCTGTTTTTACTCGTCTAACTTCATCCTCTACGTTAATATCTGCAATATTGACATATTTAATCGCACTCTCAATACTTAG